ATGAAGGACAATGATTTCAATAAGATGCAAAGATTGTAATAGAGAATTGATAGGACACTTAACTAAAACTATAACTTGTGGTTGTCCTAATATGGCAACAATTCGTGGTGATAAGATTTCAGCAGTTGACTTATCACGAGTTGTAATGCTAAACTCTATACAGAAAGAACAAAAATCAAACGTTCTTTCGTCACAAGATCTTGCTTTTCAGGAAGCAAGACGCCAACGTAAAGTAAAGCGTTTGGATTTTGAGATTCGTTGAATATAAATAAACCAGTATACTAAACTGGTATGTTTGAAAATTTACCTCCAGTAACACAAGGGTCTTTAGGTTTATCTTATGCTATTGCATACTTAACCAAAAAAGGTTATAATGTTTCTGTCCCTCTTGTTGATAATCAAAGTTATGATTTAGTTTGTGAAGTTGAAAATGAACTAAAAAAAGTTCAAGTTAAAACAACCAGGTTCAAACAAAATTCAAATTATTGCATTCAACTAAAATCAGTCAGAGCAAATCGAACTGAAAATAATATACATAAGTTTGATAACAAAGCATCTGATTATTTGCTTGCAGTTACTGAAATTGGCGATATATATTTTATTCCAACTTCTGATATTGAGGCAAAAAATTCATTATCTTTAGGACCAAAATATGAGTCTTATAAAGATAGACTATAAGGAAGGTCAATCCGATTGGCGACGGAACCGCTCTTGAAAAGCGTTGAGGTGTTAAAGCCCTTGGGAGTTCGACTCTCCCACCTTCCGTTTAGATAAGTTACAAACTTAACAATTTCTTTAGCAGTGTTACCATATGAACACAAAAAGTTGACTGTGAAATACCCGTGACTAGTATATAGTAGTATCACGGGAGACAAACCTATGGATCAACACACCTATGATAATTGGGTGAAGATTAAGGCAACTTTCGAATCCTCTGGCAACACAGATAATATGTTTTATTATAGAGCCTGTGAGATTATAAAAACTAAAAAAGATCCTCTCGCAAAGTTTCTTGGAGATGAAAAATGATGGAACCTCACGATGAACTTGTTTATCGTTCTGAAGTTCAGGAGATGATTGATGATGCTATCAGAAAACACAACCGTAATGCTGCTATCATTAGTATGTGCGTCGGTTGGGTGGTTCTTGCTTTATTTGCTGAGGGACTTTTGAGACTTATTGGGGTAATTCCACCAATATTACCTTGGTTAAAAATCTCTTTGTAGGAGAAGAAACGCTAGTGGTGAGATTTACAGAAGAGGATATTCAAGAATTACAACAAAAAATTCTGCAACAGAAAATGAACGAACTCTTTGAAGAACCATCAACTTACGAGGATGAAGAAGATGAGTAAATTAATCTATAGAACGATGACTATTTTTGGTCTTATAGGACTCTTTATTTTGTGGGGACTCAACAATGCATATCCACAATAAACAAAAGTATAATTTTGCAATGTCCGCTTTTGTGAGAATGTATGGACATGGTATTACAAACAATATAGATATTAAACAGTTTTGTGCTGAGTGGTCTACTTGGAATGTAAATGCTCCATTACAAGGACTTGACGAAGTTGATCAGTACTTGTATTATGCATACAAGAACTGGAGGGGAAGATGATTTTTCATCTCGTTGAAGCACTCGCAGCAAGTCCATTCTTTATTTTCTTATGCGGGTGTGGGTTGACAATCGTTCCTTTTGCTGGTATTATGTTTATACACAAAGACAAATAACGGAATGTAGCTCAGTTTGGTAGAGCACTCGCTTTGGGAGCGAGAAGTCGCAGGTTCGAATCCTGTCATTCCGATCATAAAACTTCACTTTATGAAAATGTATTCAGAACTTTCAGATCTCCAAAAATTTACAGTCGAAGAATTTCAAGCAGATTTTGATACTCTGATAGGAAGAGTTGAAAATGGTGAATCGTTTGTCATAACGAGTGAGCATGGTAACGCAGTCATTGTACCATATAGAGAAGTAGTACAGGTCTTTGAAGATTTTGGTGTGAGCGATGATATAATACGAATACACACCGATCACGAAGAAGGTAGTTGACAGAGCGCCCCAGATCCGCTACAATAGATCTGGATTTATGCGAGTGAGACTTGGTAGTCAGAGGAGCCTTATAAACTCTTTCCGCCAGATTAGCGGCTTTGAGGTGGTTCGAATCCACCCACTCGTACTTTGCTCCTTTAGCAATCTGGTGAATGCAGCGAACTCATAATTCGCCTGAGGCGTGTTCGATCCACGCAAGGAGCATAGGACAGATTGGCACCTGTCCGTCTTGACTTCTCCAAGTCAAACCCTTATAATACTAAGGTCAACATTCAAAACAATGACTCTCACAGCAAAATTCAAGAAAGACGTTCAAACCCTTCGTGGTGCTGCTAATGGCGATTTCTACCTTGATGTAAAGAATCCGAAACTCTACAAAAAGGTTCGTCGGTACTATGAAAACGAAGGTGTAGTATTCTCTGGTGATCCTCTAGATGACTATGAAATGCTTATGGAATATGTTCTTGCAGATCTTGAATCAGTTGAAGTAGCGGGATGAAAGTAATCAGGAAACCAACCGTTCTTATGGAACGGTTTCCCTATCGTTATGTTCAAGTTGGGATTTTAGAAATCAATGGAAAACCTGATTATCGCATTCAAAAGGTAGACTCATATACTGGAAGATATCGTGATATGTATCTTTGTGATAATGAAATGCAGTTGATGACTGCCATGGAAGATTATGATTATACATGTTGGTTAGATCCAGATCGAGTTCCTTGCTATGTAAAAGACGATGATGAGTAAATAGACACGGATGGTCTATAACAGCACTGGTCGGGAGCAAACCCCTAATGTCTAAAACAAGTCTCCTGAGATACATCGGGAACTTTCTCCTCTTACTTGGTTACCAAATCATGTTATGGGGAGATTTTAAAAATGGTTTGATTATAAAGTTTATTGGAGGTCTGCTCGGTATTCCTTTTGCAATCAAACTTAAACTCTGGGATGTGTTATTTCTGATAGCATTCTTTGGTATTTCCGAGATATCAAAGCTATCCCAACTTTTCTTAGTTTCTTAAAACTAAGTGGTGGAGTCAAGTATGACCCTATTGTTACACACAAACACACATATGGAGATTAATTATGTCCAAAACACCTTATGAACTTCGGTTTGAAATTTTCAAACAAGCATACAATATGCTTAATGATAATTTCTGTGTTGAATATGACTTTGCAAGAGCATGGAATGAAAATTCTATGAATAGTGTAAAGATGGATCTTCCAGAATTTCCAACTCTAAAACAAGTTCTTCAGCAAGCACAAGTTATTAATGACTTTGTTTCTGAAACAAAATAGGTTTGTAATTAAAAAATATCCTATATAAATAAATATAGTTGTATGGGATATAATGGCGACAAGAGAACAAAAGTTAGAAGCGAAAAGACGCTACTATCAAAAGCATAAAAACAGATTAAATGAGGAATCAAGAGAACTCAATACCAGATTGAGATATGAAAAGAAAAACTTTATCATAGAAAATCTTGGATCTAAGTGTTGTAAGTGTGGAACTACTGATTGTCTAGAAATAGATCACATCAATCCTGGACTTAAAAAAGATCAAAGATGTCTTTATGTTTGTTCTTGGGATAGGATAAAAAGTGAAATGGATAATCTCCAACTTCTCTGTAGTTCCTGCCACCAAGAAAGATCTCAGTTGCAAAAAGATGCTTCATGGTTTTATTTTAAAAATCTTTCTTTAGAAGAACAAAATAATCTAATGGAGAAATTTAAAAGAGAAGGTTCTACTTTACCTTCTTGGTGCCCGCAAGATAAGGCACAATAAAAATTCTTGCTGGTGCGGATGGGGAATTCTTTCTCCGCCTGGTTTCCAATTTCCAGTCAAAGAATTGGTGGCGAGCCTGAGTTACATAAGGAGAGTTGCATAAACTCTCCTTTTTTTGTATAATAATAAAATATATTTGTTAGGTATGTATAAAGGAATAA